GGCACAACTGACAAGGAAGAGAGTAATTCTAATTGAAGCGGAAAGTTCTTATGGAACTGACCCTACTCCATCCGCTACAGATGTAGTTCTAGTAACTGATCTAAGCATTACACCACAATCAAGTGATGTTGTTAACAGAGATGTGGTTAGACCATATCTTGGATCATCACAACAGTTACTTGCAAACACCAGAGTCGAATGTACATTCAGCGTTGAGTTTTGTGGCAGTGGAACAGCTGGTGTAGCGCCCAGGTATGGAAGTGCGCTTAAGGCGTGTGGCCTTTCAGAGACTGTTGCAAGTAATACTAGCGTTACATATGCACCAATCTCAGCAAACTTTTCATCAGTTACTATTCACTACAACGTAGATGGTGTAAGGCATATTGTTACCGGGTGTCGAGGCAACGTAGCATTATCAGCAGAGGTAGGAGCAATCCCAACCCTCGATTTTACTTTTACCGGGATATACAATGCCCCAACAGATACTGCATTACCTTCTGTTACTTATGGAAACCAAGCAACTCCATTAATATTTAAAAATGGTAATACAAGTAGCTTCCAGTTATTAAGCTTTGCCGGAGCATTACAAAGTCTTAATTTTGATATTGGTAATTCAATAGTGTACAGAGAACTTGTTGGTGGCACTAAGGAAGTTTTACTTACAGATAGAGCAGCTAATGGTTCTGTAACTATAGAAGCTCCAACACTTGCACAAAAAGATTATTTTACTGCTGCGTTAAGTGATACTGCTCTTGGTAATTTAACAGTTACTCATGGAACTGCTGCTGGCAATATCTGTAGATTAAGCAGCACTAAAGTTGATATCGGTGATGTATCTTATGGTGAAATGGATGGCGTTACTATGCTTGAAATTCCATATACACTTGTACCAAGTTCAGCAAACGATGAGCTATCGATTGTCTACACTTAACTTTTAGATAGATAAGAGCTACAGTGTAGAAGTATATTTATTTCTACACTTTATGACTTTTGTAAGAAAAAAGAACAAAACATTTAAATGGCCTGTTGTTGTTCGTGAACCTAGTGAAACTGATGCTGGGGTTTATGAAGAAAATGAATTTATTGCTATTTTTAAAAGATTAAAGGTAAGCGAGTATCAAAAATCTCTTGAAGATAAAACAGAATTTGAAATGTTGAAAATGATGCTTATTGGTTGGGAAAATATGAAAGAAGAAGATGGTCAAGATATAGCTTTTACTGATAAAAACATAAAAGATCTTATGGATGATGCTGATTGGATTAAGGCAGTAACAAGTGCATACACCGATTCATTAATAGGAGAAAAAGTAAAAAACTAAAAGAGGCAGTTCTTTATTGGTTAAATTCTGGTAAAGAAGTTATTGATGATACTCAAAATGACGCAAAAGCATTCGGTTTAAAACTGCCAACCGAGAAAATTAAAAAAGATAAAGATGTTTTTGAGGTGTATGAGGATAACTGGGATGCTGTTATGATCTTTTGTAATATGCAGACACAATGGAGTACTTCCTTTGGAGGTTTTGTAGGATTAAAGTACGAAGTTCTTTTAATGCAAGGTGGTATGTTTGACCTTTACAATATTACAGATAGGCGTAAAATTTTAGAAGAGCTACAAATTATGGAAGTTACGGCTTTGAAAGAACTTAACAAGGAAAAAAAATAAATGGCTAGTCAAACTTCTAAAATATTAATTGCATTTCAAAAGGCTGGTGATGATGCCGTAACTAATGCATTTAAAAAATTAGGCAGAGAATCAAGATCGTTAGAAAGAAATTTTACAACTTTAAGTGATAAGGGAATACAAAAAATAAAAACTAAATTTAATGAGATGGCTAAAGGCTCGGCCAATAGCATTCAAGCAATGAGAGCGCAAAAAAATGCACTTATGGGTTTGCGTGATATGGCTGATGTAACAGGACTTGAATTTAAACAGTTAACTGCTGATATTGCAAGATTAGATGCAAAAATGAGGCAAGCTTCAATGGGTGGTGGTGCTGGTGGATTAAAAGGCCGATTGTCTGGTCTTGCTAAAGGTGCTGGAGCTATAGCGGCTGGTGGTATTTTTGGAGGCCCAGAAGGTGCAGTTGGTGGTGCTATTGGACTTAAGGTTGGAGGCCCAGCCGGTGCGGCTGTGGGTGCTGCGATAGGCGCACAAGTGGGTATGGTTCGTCAAAGCATTGGCGAACTTGCTGATTTTTCTGCACAACTTGCATTGCAAAGAAAAGCATTAGGTCTTGTTATTGGGGATACTGAAAAATTTGCAAAATCACAAGAATTTTTAGGTAATACATCTAGAAAATTAGCTATACCACAAGATGTTATTACAAGACAATTTACATCATTAACAGCATCTGTAATTGGTGCTGGTCAATCTGTAGAAGATGCAGAAAAAGTATTTTTAGCAATTGCTTCCGGAATTAGAGGTACTGGTGGATCGTTAGAAGACATGAAAGCTGCTATGCGAGCAACTAGCCAGGTGTTCTCGAAAGGCAAAGTAAGCGCCGAAGAATTGAGACAACAGTTGGGAGAAAGACTACCCGGTGCATTTACTTTATTTGCTGATTCAATGGACAAAACACCAGCAGAATTAGATAAAGCATTAGAGCAAGGAAAAGTCACCCTAGATGATTTTATGAAATTTGCTGCAACTCTTTTTGAACAATATGGAGTTAATGCAGAGATTCTTGCACAAGGGCCAGAAGCCGCAGGGGATAGATTAAAAACTCAAATGGCAGAATTAAAAGATAATATTGGTGGATTATTAAGACCAATTGGTGCAGCGTTTCAAACAGTAATGAGTGCTATTGTTGAGGACATTAATAGAGTTACTAACGGAGTAAAATCTTTATTTGATTTATTAGATTCGCGTACTGGAGATCCTATCAAAGATGCACAACAAAGAGTTGAACAAGCAAGGCAAAGAGTTATTCAAGCTAGAGGTAAAACATCTATAAATCCAATAACTAATTTACCAGAAAATTTACAAATGCAAAGAGCTTTACTAGATTATAGATTAGCTGTTGCAGAATTAGCAAAAGTACAGGCAGAAGCAAGAATATCTGGAAAAGATGGAAGTGGAGAAGAAGCACCGCTTACAAATATACAACAGGGAGCAAAAGCATATTTTGACACTATTAGCGATTTTGGAAAACAAACTCAAGATGCTGTTGCTGGTGCATTTAAAGGAATGGAAGATGCTCTTGTTAAATTTGTGCAAACAGGAAAACTTAATTTTAGTGATCTTGCAAGATCAATAATGGCAGATCTTACCAGAATGCTTGTAAGAGCATCATTGCTTAACTTCTTAAGTCCTTTTCCATTTTTTGATCGAATTACAGGTGGTAAAAATGCAATGGGTAATGTATACGATGCAGGTAATAAAATTTCTAAATTTGCAAAAGGAGGCATAATAAAAAATCCAACTATGTTTGCTTATGGATCGGGTGGGTCTGGTAGATTTGGCCTCATGGGAGAAGCTGGCCCGGAAGCGATCATGCCGTTGAAACGTGGTTCTAACGGAAAACTTGGAGTGCAAGCTACAGGAGGTATTGGAAATATAATTGTGAACGTAGATGCTAGTGGCTCTTCTGTTCAAGGTAATAACAAAGATGCAAGTCAATTTGGTCAAGAAATTGCATCAGCAGTACAAGCTGTAATAATCAATGAAAAAAGAGTTGGAGGTTTATTAAGTTAATGGCAAATTTTAACAATGATGTTGGTCTTAGTCCAGATTTTGGTATTTCAATTGAAAGAAATCCAAAAATCATCACTGTAAGTTTTGGAGATGGAATGGAACAACGGTTGACGGAAGGATTAAACCAAAACCCAAGAAAAATTGCTTTAAATTTTAAAAATATAACTGAAGCTCAAAGTGATACTTTAATAAATTTTTTAAATCTAAGAATTACTAATGGAGATAGTTTTGATTTTACGCCTCCAAATGATACTGTTGGAAAATTTATTATTGATGGTAATTATAAAAAAACTATTAATTTTGCTAATCTTGCAGATGTTTCAGTAACTTTTAAAGAAGTATTTGAACCATAATGGCAATTCCTTTTGCTGAATTAAATAAAATCAATCCAAGTTCTGTAATTGAGCTATTTGAACTTGAACTTACTGTTGGTTTACATATACCAACTGGAAATCCTAATAATTTAGATACTGTATTTAGATTTCATGCTGGTGCAAATTTAAATAATTTTGGGCAGATTATTTTTAATGGCAATAGTTATCAAAGAGTGCCTGTACAAGTTGAAGGTTTTGAAGATACAAGTAAAGGTACAATACCTAGACCTACTCTTACCTTTAGTAATTTAGGCGGTATAACAAAAGATACGACAGTTATGACTATGAGTGATTTTCTTAATGTTGTTAATAGTGTTACAGCAGGTAATGATTTATTAGATGCAAAATTAACAAGATTAATGCCATTAGCTTCAGCATTAGATAATGCTAATTTTGTTGGTGATAATCCGTTTGGTACACCTAGTACAGATAGATTACAAGATAGAATTTACTATGTTGATAGAAAGGTTACAGAGAATAGGCAAGTGGTACAGTTTGAATTAGTAAGTGCATTAGATATGCAAAACAAAAAAATACCTGCAAGAATAGTTACAAGAGATTTATTCCCTGCTGCTGGTACTTTCTTCTAATGACTTGTAATGTATGGGCTATAGAAGCATATAAACACGCTACAGAGTGTTATCCAGAAGAATGTTGTGGACTTGTTATAGATATAAATGGTAAGCATACTTACTGGAAATGTAAAAATATATCAAAAGCTTATAAAGAAAATTCTTTTGTAATTGATCCAATAGATTGGGCAGATGGAGAAGATCAAGGTGAAGTTTTAGGTATTGTTCATAGCCATCCTGATGGATTGTTTGAATTTAGTCATACTGATAAAATTAGTTGTAAGTATAATGATTTGCCTTTTTATCTTGTAGATCCAAAGACAGAATCTATTATTAAATTAGATCCAGCAGAGGTAGATGATTAAATTAACTATTTATGGTCGATTAAGAAAATTCATAGGTCAATCTACATTTGA